GCCGTTTTCATTCCGTCGACTGACGTTCCCGCGTGCTGAAGAATGAAATCCCATTCCTGATAAGCTTCGGCGGAAATGTGCATTTTTTGGGATTCCTTGTCGACGGTGTCGCCGTATGTCGCGACGTCGTTCGTTGCGTCAATAAACGCCTTTCCCGTTGCAATCGCGCCCGCCGTGATCGCGGTCATTGCACCCGCAACAACCGACGCGGTCGTCTTTAATCCCTTTGCTAACGATTCGCCGAAATGCTTTCCGGATTCTTCACCCGCCGTTTCGCTTGCGGGCGTGGTGATTCCCGTCAGTTCCGAAGTAATTGTTGATTGTGAACCTTGCAACGAAGGAACAATAGTGACGTAAGCCTTTGCGACTTCAATTCCGTTTGCCATTGCCTTGTTTTCCTTTTATCCATTCTTTAAGTTGGTCGAAAGGCAACGGGTCTTTGCCAATCTTCCGCGTGTTGTCGTTGCCCTTTCCAAACGGTCGCGGATAGGGTTTCGGCTTTTTATGTTGTTTTCCGTTAATTCCGCATAAGTTGTAATTGATCGCTGACAGTAAATCGAAAATGTCGGCAAGAATCACGTTCGTTTGAAGCGTGGATTCCCAACCCGTCGACTTCTTCAGTTCACGCGCTAAAGCGGAATCGGTGTCTAAATTCTGAATAAATGACGAAAGGGCGAACCACGAAAGTTCGCCCCCTAAATCGTCCAAAGAATATCTTGTTTTGGTTAGAAGGTCGAATGTGATTGCCTTGTCGTGTTTCGAAACGAAATCAACAAGGCTAATTATTCCCCCAAAGACTGACCGCCTTCCTTTTCGGTCTGACCCGACCAAGCCTTCGCAAGCGTTGTCAAATCCTTCATTGTAAGTTCGTCCAGAACTTCGGAAGGAATATAGTTCGCGAAGAATTCAACGAATCCGTCAAGCGCGGATTCTTCGTCGCCCTTCGCAAGTTTGACAAGCTCTTTCGCTTTCTTATAAGGAAGTGAAGTCGCAAGGGGGACTTTGTACGTCTTGTCATTGATCGTAACGACAAGAACTTCGACGTTTCCATTCAGTTTAAGTTCATTAGGCATATTTGAACCACCTTTCTAATTAAGAACCGGACGCGACCTGACCGTCGTCAGTTGCGAAAGTCCAAGTTCCTTCAATCTTTGCGCCCCAATTTACAGAACCGCCACCGTTGAAGGTAACGTCTGAAATTTCGGTTATAAGGGCGTCGTTTGAAGCCAACATTGCCAAAGTGTCGCCGTCTTTCATAAGGAAAATATATGAAGCGGGTTCAGCGGAAACATCAGGCGAAAGCGTAACAGAATTTACGTTTCCGTGTGTTCCGGTTGAAGCAATGTGTGTTACATTGTTTGCGCCGAAAAGGGTTTCAAGAACCTTCTTTGTGGTATACATAATAGGCGCGTCAACGGTACCGTTTTCGGTGTTGACCTTTCTTTCGGCAATCTTCGCCCAATTACGAAGAACTTCACCCGAAGGAAGAGCAAGTGTGATTCCGTCTTCGGTAATCGCGCCGACTTCCGACCAATCCGCCGTCAAGGTTTCCATAGGGCTTGTCGGAAGGGCGGTTCCCTTCGGTGCCGTGTAGAACATTCCCGTTGCAAGACCCGCACCAATTAAAACATCAGACATAATATTTATGTTCCTTTCTTTTAAGATTCTTCGATTTCGACTTGCTCTTTATGTGCGACAACCTGAACGGTCGCCTGACATAAACACAAATCAGGACGAACGGGGTCAGTCCCCCAATTCATCAAATTCTGTTCGGTTGAAAATCGAAGGAAACCGAACTGATTCTTTGCTTTATATTCCAGAACGCCCAAAGCCGTTCGAAGCAAATCCAACGCGTCCGAATCTTCTTCAGCGCGTGAAGAAAGGCGGACTGTAAACGTGTCAATCAGGTTTTCCGACGTTCCGCCAATCAATTCAATAAGAATCGAAGGCGTGACAAAGTTTTCGGGCAACGGTCTGACGTATGTCTGAACAACGTCCCCGATCGCTTTCCTGATTTCGTCTTCAATGTCGATTGATTTGTTAATTACCATAAACCGCCCCCGTTAATGCGCCGTCTTCGGATTCGGCTATTTCGGAATTTTTGTCAGTCGTATGAACAAAGCCGACATGACGACCCGCACGGGAACCGAAAACGACTTTTGAATCGAATCCCGTTCCGCCCCTTGCGTTTCTGTCATTCGCCTTGTCCGCGATTTCTTGCGTCGTGGATTCCACGACCTGAAGACAACCTTCAGACGCAAGAATCTGTTTGAATCCGTCGTTGATGAATTCAATGTGATTTATTCCAGAATTAGCCATTGTAACGCCTTAATGTAATTTCAATGTGTTCAAGATTCAAGGCTGAAGGCTGAACCCGAACGTCGCCGTCGATTTCATAGGTGTTCGCGTTGTAGCTTATCCGGTCGCCCGCCTTAATGTCCGCCGTCGGCGGTGCAAAAAGCGTATAGGTGTCCGAAATACCCAACACGCGCCCGTCAGTCGACAACGAAGTCGTCGCGGGTTGCATTGAACAACCGCTGATTGTCTTCGTGTTGACTTTTTCCGCGTCCCAATCAGGAACGACGGAACCACGAACGGTCTTTGTCGCGGGTCTTATCCTTGTGACCGTCTGATTGCAAAAAGAAGGCAACATAATCACACCTTCTTCCCTTTCATAAGGTCGATTACGTCAATTTTCTGACGTTTAAGACCCAAAGCCTTCAAGTCTGAATTCCAAAGCTTGATCGCGCCCGAAGCGTTCGGCAACGAATAGGATTGTGAAACGGAACCCGCTGATTCTGAATAACTTGTCGCGGGAAGTTGCATTGAAGGGGTGTTCAATTCGCGAATTACTACGTCGCAAACGACCGCCTTCGCCACTTCAGCCAATGCCCTATATTCATAGGTCGCCAAAATTTCGCCCGTAGGCGCGTCCGTAAACGTCAGAACATTATTCGATATTGAATAACCCGTCGGCGCAATTACAGACCCATTCACGGCGATTATAACGGCACCACAAACAGTCTTTGAAAGATTGAATTCGGTTGTTGTACCGTTTCCCGTGAAAATATCAACAACGGGGACAAGTTCGGATTCGTAAATCATCAGGTCATAGTCACGACCCGTCTTTTTTGCTTCAAACCTAATCAGGGAACAAATAATCGGTATCAGATAACCCGCCCGTGTCTGTTCCGCATTAGTCAGGGTTCTTTTTAGATTCTGAATATCTTGAACGGTTGCGTAATCTGACATATTCATTCACCTTTACTTTTTGGATTTTCTTGTTCTTTTGGGTTTTGCCGTACTATTGACGACTTCCTGAACTTCGGATTCGTCGGGTTTCGGAATAGAAACGACGGAAGGTTCCTTTTCAGGAACCTTCACGCCGTCGATTCTTTCCCAATTTCCGCCACGAAGTTTTGAAGGAACGTCAATAATCTGTCCGGTCTTCGTGTTACGGTAACGCATATTAAGAACCTGAACCCGTTGTTTCGATTCTTGCAAATGCGGAACCGTCAAGGATTGCCCAACCAATCCAAGCTTCGGCACGGAGATAAACCTGATTGTATCTCTTAAGGTCGCCGTTTCCGTCAGGGTCACCGAATTCGATAACTTCGAAATTGATAACGTCAGCATAACCCCACTTGAAAGCGTTCTGGAAGTCACCGCCGTAAGCGTGTTCGCCAACAACGGCTGAAACTGTTGTGTTTACGTCAACGGGAACGCCCTTGATTGAATCAGGTGTAGCACCCCAACCAAGTTCGGGATACTGAGGAACACCATTGACCTTAAGGCTTGCAAGGTCGCTTGCGAATGTCTTATCCATTGCAAAACCGTTGAAGTCATAGTCGCCGATTCCCGCAACAACACTTGCAATGTTGCCTTCGGGGTCTGTATTGTCATAAGTAACGCTTGTTACGTCTGAATTTGTATCGAAGGAATTGTCGCCGATAAGTGTTGTGGCAAGGGAACCCGTTGCGGGGTTTGTTCCGTGCATTGCCATAATGTCAAGACCACGACCAATCTTTCCGCTGAAACCTTCAGCAAATGCGGAAATATAGTCAAGCTGTTTTTCTTCAGAACAACGAACGAATTCGTCGTTTACTCTTGCACCATATTCGATCTTTACGGGAACAATCTTGATCGTGTCCGCGCCGTTTGTGTGTGCGCCCTTTGCGCCACCTTCAGCAACAAGGTTGACTTCACCTGAAAGGCTGAATGTCATAACGTCTGTACCGCTGAAAGCGATAGGGGTCTGACCTGAAAGCTTCGCAATGGAAGACTTACCCT